CGTTCTGGAAAAACCTCTGCATTTTTTAAATTACTAAAATCTTTATCTTCAGGATTGCCTAAAGCGAGGGTAGCAGAACGACGAACATTACCAGAAACAACGCAGGTTCCAATAAGGTTTACAATATCTACTATTGCACGAGAATCAAACTTATCTCCTCCTCTAGATCCTACAACCTTTGTAATACGGTTATGTAAATCTATTAATGGTGCTGGCCCACTGGCTACCCCGCCAAAACCCTTGATAGGTGCCCCCAAAGGTCTAATTAGGTCATATGTAAACTGTTGTATAGGTTGATTTGGACGAAGATATGAGTTTATTAATAGTCTTACAGACTCAACCCAACCTTCTCTAGTATCAGGAATTTCATATACTGATGGTGGCTCAGTTGGATCATAGATTATCATTTCTTTTTCTTGTCCAAGAGTATCAAACCCTACGCCTATACCTAACATTAATGCGTCCATTACCCAACAAAATAAGGCTCCTGGATCATTACGATCAAGATCACGAGTAGATACCATTGCACAGTTTTGCAGGGAAGCAGAGTTACGCTTATCCATAGTCATCGGAGTTCCAAATGCCCATAGGCCACGTCCTGGGGGTGTCCACTTTAATTCAAACATTCTTTGAAAGGCTTCTTGAGCAGACTTTTGGGCCTTGTTATCATTCCAAGGTAGGCGATTTTCTTTAGCATGGTTCTTTTGAACTGAGTACATACCTTCAATTACACGCTTACAGACTTCATACCATCTTTCTTTTGTACCATCTTCTTTCATACGTGAATAGGTGCGTATAAAGGTTACTTCGCCAAGAGAGTTTGATCCAGCATCTGAGAATCCAAATGGAGGTGGTGTGTCTTTGTATTTTGCTACGAAGTCTTCTAGTAAACGAAAAGAAAAAGTATCTGACATAAAATTTCCAACTTTCTAATAAAAATATGATAAGTACTTTAAGAATTATAAAGTAGTGTTAAGTATATCATAAGTTTAAAAAGAAAAACACGCCTGGTTAAGACGTGTAAATCTTTACTTTAGAGTTAGTGCTTTGTTTTTTGTTAAGTGCTATGCACCAATTAGCATAAGTTCGCTAAATGCTGCTCCGCCACCACCTGCAGTTGCCCAAGATAGTGTTCCAGATCCATCTGTTTTCAAAACTTGGTTAGTAGTTCCATCTGCTGAAGGAAGTGTCCAAATTTTATTTGAAGTAACTGTTGCTGGAGCCTTAAAACCAACATAGTGGCTTGAGTCTGTATCTGCTAATCTAAGTTCTGCTGTAGCATTAAGGGTAAGTGCTGTTGTTGCTACTGCACTTGATAATGTTTTGTTTGTAAGTGTTTCGCTACCCGCTAAAGATGCAAAGTCAGCATCTGTAACTGCTGTATTAAATTGGGTTAAAGTTCCTGAAACTGTGTTTGAATCTAAAGCAATTGTCTTATTTGTTAGTGTTTCTGAACCTGCAAGTGACGCTAAATCTGCATCTGTAACTGCTGTATTTAATTGAGCAAGAGTTGAAGTAACTGTATTTGAGCCAAGTGAGATGGATTTATTTGAAAGTGTATCTGTAGTTGCACGTCCTACTAATGTATCTGTTGCATCTGGCAGGGTTAGTGTGCGATCTGCTGTAGGATCAGTTACTGTAAGTGTTGTTTCAAAAGAATCGTTTGTTGCACCTTCAAAAACAAAAGCATTCTTAACAGCAATTGTGGTTGAATCAATGGTTGTAGTAGTTCCCTGAACCGTTAAGTCACCAGTAAGTGTTAGTGATGTACCAGATGCTACTCCAATGTTTGGTGTAGTTAGGGTTGGGCTTGTTAAAGTTTTATTTGTAAGTGTTTCTGTACCTGCAAGGGTAGCAAAATCAGCATCTGTTACAGCAGTATTAAACTGTGCAAGTGTTCCTGATACTGTGTTTGAACCAAGGGAAATTGATTTGTTTGAAAATGTATTTGTTGATGATGCTGTTACTGTAATATCACTTGTAAGTGCTACAGTTCCAGTAGAATCTGGTAATGTAATTGTTCGGTCAGCAGTTGGATCTGTTACTTGAAGAGTAGTCTCGTAAGAATCTGAGGTAGCGCCTTCAAAAGTAATGCTTGAGCCAAAAGCAGGGTTAACTGTAGAGTTAACATCAGAAAAGTAGTCTAGGCTTGTCCAGTTATTTACACCGTCACCAATTTTAAATTTATTTGTGTCTGATTCCCATCCCATTTCACCAGCATTTAATACTGGTCCTGCTCCACCATTTGTAGAGATCCACTGCGCTGCAGTTCCTCTACGCTGTTGCATTCTGGTTGCCATTTATGACTCCTTATACTTAGTTATATTATAACAGATAATTAGTTAAAATTATCTATTGCTGTCCCGCCGTCGTACGTTGCTTCAAATTCTGTAGTGTTATAAAGTCCAGCACTTACAAGAACCCCAGGATCATAGTAAAATCCAGCATCAATAAATCTACTTACAACTAATCCAGTTCCATCAATTGCAGTATCGTGAATATGATCAGGTAATATTTCAGAATCTTTAAGAGTAGCAATTGCAATCCACTCACTATTATAGTATATGTGAATACGTTCTGTTACTGTATCAAACCATAAATTTCCATTTGCTGGAGTTGCTGGTTGTGTCGTTCCAATAGTTGGTGAACCAACTGCAGTATCTACATAAAGTTTTGTTGTTGCATGTGTATTTTCAGTAGGGGTAGCAACTGTGACAGTTCCTCCAAAGGTACCAGTAAGGGCTACATTTAACCCGTGTTTTACCTTAAAGTCTTTATTGACTGTTGCGGATGAGGTCACAGTTGACTCCTATTCTAATTATGCTTCAATATAAATCTTGTGTACTTTAACATCAGTATCTGCTGCTGCACCAGTTACCTGAAGAAGAACGTTTCCACCACTGTAAACAGCGTTAGTTGTTCCTAGTTCAGCATTGCTGATTACATCTGCATATTCTGTTAAGTAAACATTATTTGATCCATCAACTGTAACAAGTAATTCAATTACTTCAACATCAGTACCCTTTTTCATCTGTACGATATATTTAGCACTTGAATATGTTGTTGCTGACCATGAATCAATTGTTGTTGCTGAAGTTGAAGCGGTAGCAAGAGCAGAGCCAACAAGAGCATCTGGAAGAGCAATACTTGTTGCATTCGCTGCACCAAGAGTTGGTGTAACAAAAGTTGGACTGTTAGTAAATGCTACTGTTGAAGATCCTGATTCATCAGTTAATGCTGATGCAAGGTTTGCAGAAGATGGTGTAGCAAGGAATGTTGCTACGTTTGCACCAAGACCAGATACACCAGTTGAGATAGGTAGTCCAGTTGCATTTGTAAGCGTTCCAGATGCTGGAGTTCCAAGTGCAGGACTTGTTAATGTTGGTGAAGTAAGAGTCTTATTTGTAAGAGTCTGTGTTCCATCTAATGTAACTACAGTTGAATCAATATCAAGAGTGTTTCCAGTCTTGTCTAATCCTGTACCAGCAATGATTTGTCCCAAACCAGTAAACTGAGTAAATGTAAGTGCTGTAGTTCCAACTGTAATTGCGCCATCATTAGTTAATACATAACCTTGATCAGCGTTTGCAGTTCCTTCTTCTACGAATACCGCAAAGTTTGAAGTAAGTTCTGCTGCTGTATCACAATCAGTTGAACGAACTGCTGCTCCAGATGCTTGAACTACATAGATACCGTTTTGTGAACCAGTTGTTTGATTCTTAACAAGAACACGATCTCCAGTTGCAAGAGTTATTCCGTCAAGAGTATCTCCGTTTTCAAGAGCGGAAGCAATTGTTACGTTAGCAGTTGTTGCTGCACGTACTGATGCTTTCCAGTCAATACCCTGTGTTGTTGAATCCACATAAGCCTTTGTTGCTGCATCTTGTGCAGATGTTGGATCTCCAAGACCTGTGATCTTGTTTGTGCCCATTGCAATTGCACCAGACATTGTTCCGCCAGTAAGTGCTAGTTTGGCTGCAAGGTCTGTTGTCAATCCTGAAATCTTTGATTGATCAATTGCTGCTGCAGAGTTAATGTCTGCGTTTACAATTGTATCGTTAGCAATCTTTGCTGAAGTTATTGCAGAATCTGCAACCTTTGCTGTTGTTACAGAATCTGAAGCAAGTTTTCCTTCTGTTACGTTAGCATCTGCAATCTTTGCTGTTGTTACTGCACTATCTGCAAGTTTGCCAGTAGTTACGTTTAGGTCTGAAATTTTTGCTGTTGTTACTGCGCTATTTGCAATCTCTGCTGTATCTACTGCTGAATCTGCAATCTTAGCATTTGTAACTGAGTTTGAAGCAAGTTTTGCATCTGTAACGTTTGCATCTACAATCTTTGCAGTTGTTACTGAATCTGAAGCCAACTTTGCTGCTGTTACATTTGAGTCAACAATTTTTGCTGTAGTAACTGAGTCTGTAGCCAACTTTGCTGCTGTTACGTTAGCATCAACAATCTTTGCTGTCTCTACAGAGTCTGAAGCAAGTTTTGCTGCTGTTACGTTAGCGTTTGTAATTTTTGCGGTAGTTACTGAATCTGAAGCAAGCATTGTTGCTGTAACTGTTCCAGTATCACCAGATGTAACTACAGTACCTGTTACGTTAGGAAGTGTAATTGTACGATCTGCTGTTGGATCTACTACTGTAAGAGTTGTTTCATAAGCATCTGCTGTTGCACCTTCAAAAGTGATTTGTGTATCAAATACACCAACTGCTGCTGGTGCTGCCCACTCAAGTCCATTTGTTGCTCCTGAGTTTGCTGTAAGTACATATCCATTTGTTCCAACAGCAAGACGTGCTACTGCATCATCTGCGCTACCTACTAGTAAATCACCTTTAGCATCAATTGTGCCTGCTGTGATTATGTTCTTTCCATTAACGGTTGCAGTTGATCCCTCAACTATCAGTCCCGATTTTACTCTAAAATCTTTTGTTACGGTTGCCATCTTTTATCTCCTTGGTTAGGCCTTTAATCCCATACGCATATAGCGTAGAGTTATAGGTGTACTTCCCCCCACAGGAACTACAGTTAATGAAACTGTATCTCCAGCCTTTGAAACAGAGATGGTGCCAATATTCCCATCATTTTCAATAGTGCCATATTGACTAACAGATACATCTGATCCGTCATTCAATATCGTTAATTCTGTAACGGCGTACTTGTTAGCACCACCTGCTACATGTTTGAGTGAGATCATATATTTCATTGATCGCCATTCACTTGCGGTAAAACTATCAAACACTGTTGAGTTTTCAATTCCATTAATTGTTAACTCATTATTGCCATCTGATCCAAGATCGGTAGACCTAGCAGAAGTACTATCAATTAAATCTACATAGTTTTCCTGAGTTGGTCTATCGCCTGTTTGAAACAAAGCCTTTACGTTGGTGGTTGATATCTTTGCCATAGGGTTATTATATCATTATGTTAAAGAATATAGTTAGAAAAACCAATTATCTGAATACCGATTCCAGGTGGATTTGCTGGATCATATCCTTCAATTCCAATATTGCTCAGGGTAAGTCTAAATGGTAAAACCGATGTAGGTGTAATAACTTTTGCATAATCTACTTTTTGAAAATTTGACGGTATTGGTTTTAAGTCAGAAACTGCGACGGTATTAGTTAATGTAGCAATAGCAAGAACTGTACCTAAAGCAACATTAGATGCTGTTGAGTTGAAAGGTTTTATATTAGAAAGGGTTTTTGTTGGTTTTATGTCTTGAATAAAAACTGGGTTTGATATATTGCTAATTCTTGTGGTAGCCATTTATTAACTCTGATCTGTAACTTCGCCTATCATGATCATTTCACCTTGACATACCGTCCAAACACGGGTAGCATCAGATAACTGAACATCAAATACGTCACCAGTTTTTAGTTGCTTAGATTGTTCTGGCGATATGGTTACTGTAAATTCTCCTGGATCATCAAACTCTGTTGCGTATGGAGTTACACTAAATACTAAGTCAGTTCCAACGTTGTCTGAATACCTTCTAAAATCTGCTTTTATATCCCAACCAGTTATATCTCCGCTTTCATCATTTGTATAATCTAGTTCATTTCCAAGATCATCTTCTACATAAATTCTAAAAGAAGCGCTATCCCCTATAACTACCGTCCAGTTTACAAGTGGTGGTATATTTCCAAGATTATATGTTGCTGGAGCCGTTGGCTGAGGCGACATTGCAGATTCATCGGTATTTCTATATAAGGCCATAGTTATATCATTATACCATCAACTAACATGATATTTAAAATATTTTTATATTTTATTACTCAAACTTGACTCTATTGGCAAATTCATGTTATAATTAATATATGCTACCTACTTGGTAGCATTTGTTCTCTAGGAGGTATTTTACAATGAGAGAAGCAAATGTTTGGCTAGGGGTATTGTCGTTGGTTATTTGTGGTACTGTTTTTTCAGGGGCTGCAAATGCAACGAATGAAAACAACTTACTAATTAAAGAGTCCGTTAAGTCTGCCACCCAAAAGGTGGCCTTTTTGGTTTCTAAAGAGAAAAAATTAGAAAAGTATGAAAATGCTCATAATTTAACTGATGGGCAACTAGTTGATATGTTACGTCATGTAGGGTTTGAGGGAAAGGCTTTAAGATCTGCTTGTGCTATTGCAAAGGCAGAGTCTAATGGTCGTCCACTTGCTTTCAACGGTAACGTAAAGACTGGAGATAGTTCTTACGGTGTATTTCAAATAAATATGCTTGGAGAATTAGGGTCAAACCGTAGAGAGAAGTTTGAGTTAGACTCAAATGCTGAGTTGTTAAACCCAGTAGTCAACGCACAAATTGCTCTTCACATGACTAGGGGTGGAAAAGACTGGTCTGCCTGGACTTCCATAAATGGAAAAAGGTATCAAGAATGGTACAACAAGTATCCATGTAAGCAATAAATAGTCACACCCCATTATTAATTTAGTGGGGTGTTTTATTTAATTATATTCTTTTTTTGACCAGAATAAAGTTTTATATTTATTTAAAAATAAACTATCAAGACCTAAATGAGTCTTTTCTGATTCCGATCTTTTGTTATTTATTTGCATATTCCAGGAATCTCTTTTAAAAGGAATAATTTGTGCAATTGGCGTACCAGCAGGAATTAATCCAATAAAGTCTGGATCATTAAAAACAAAGGGAAAGTTAACTGGAGCATGATAACTGTCTGTATCAACAATTCCTTCTAAAATAGTAAAAATTTTACTCGGATTGTGCATTGGATTAATAAATAAACAGGAATATCCTGGTGGAGTCTTAATTCCCCAAGCATTTACAAATTTAGGTATTTTTTTATTATTAAATAGTGGATGATTTTTTGCTTGATCTCCCTCATGGAACTCTATTGATCTTTTATCGTTTGGAGTTTCAGTTTTTATTATGTATTTTTTTTCTTTATCAATAGGATCATTTATTGTTTGTTGATTAATAAAAGTATCACAAAATGTTGTAACTATATAACCACTGGAAAGAGAATCAAAAATTGGTATACATTTTTTTATTGTTAGGGAGTTTACTTTAGTTAAAAAATCTTTTTTGTTATAATTTGATTCTGTTTCTTTATACCAGCCTGGGAGTTTTTTCTTTGTTGGGTATGGCAAATAAATATCACCAATATCTAAACTTTTTATAAAATCAATTTTTTTAGATTTTTTAAGCATATTTTAAACCCACCCCTTTATTTTTAAAATTACTCAGGACGAGTTAATTGTCTCCAAGACGTAGTTTCTTCATTCCATTCATACATATTGCTATCATTTGGTTTTGAAGTTGGGGCTTCCCATAAATAGGTCTCAGTGTTTAAAGTCCAAGATTCATATGGTTTTTCAGGAATAAAACCTGTTTCATCCCAAGTATATCCAATTGAGGCAATCTTGTTGTTTGCAACTTCAACACAGGATGAAGATGTTAACTCTTCTGCAATTGCTTTTGTAGCAGCAACAATGACATTAACTACCTTATTGCTAGAATCTAAAACTGCAAATTTTTTCATAATTTCTCCTTAGTATCCATATATGTGTACAACGCCTGAGATGCCTGCAGTACGATTTGCCGTACCAGAAATATTGCTACCAGCGGCGCCACCATTAACTCTAACCAATGTGTTATTGCCTGGGTTTAAAGCAGGTAGGGATGTTATTGCTGTGATTGAGCCAGCACTTCCAGCGTTACCAGAGGTCCAACCACCACCATTGTTACCAGGGTTTCCAGAATTGACAGTAATTGCTCCATCAAAACTTGTTGTTCCACCTACTGCACCGATTGCGCCTCCTGCACCAATTGTTACAACATGTGGCGCCTGTGGATTTACTTGAACATATGCTCCATATGTAGGTGTGCTGCCACTTGCTCCAGGGGATGAATATCTAAAATCACTCTGTGATGTTCCGCCACTGGTGGCTCCTAAAACTGCAACATATACAACAGTCGTTCCTGCTGGTGGATAAAAACTTCCACTGCTAACAAAACTTTGTAAATGTCTTAATTTTGAAGGTACTGTTTGTTGTGTAAGTGCCATTATGAGATCTCCGTTCCGAATAGACTAAAACTTATATTTCCACCTAAGCCATATACTGATACTACATCTGTTGTTGCTAATGTCATTCCAAGGGTATAAGTATAATTTGTAAAAGGTGGTACGCCTACTGTATGAACAATATAGTGTTGATCTGAAATTGTTGCTCCCGCAGGTCTTACTGCAATCCGAATTTCATCAGCACTTGAAGTTGTATTGCATACAGTTAGTGTTGAAATAATTGCTGAAGTACTTGCAGGCACCGTGTAAAGACTAGTTAGCGTTGCTGCTGTTGGCTTTGCCTGTCCTAATACTTTATAGACTGTTGGCATTTAGGCTCCCATCATTAATATTACCTGGGTCATAGCATCTGGTGCTTGTACCCATGAAGATATTGTACCATCACTTTTTAGAAATTTATCTGTTTGTCCAGTTGGAGCAGGCAAAACTGTTCTCCAAGCACTGCCAATATAAACTTGTATTTCATTTATTGTTGTTCCCCCAGAATTTTGTCTTATCAAACATATTGTGCCAGCAGTAGGGGATGGGATTGCTGCATCTCTGGCTGATGGATTAAGAAAGTTATTATTTCCTTTTTTTGCAACAGATGCTTCTGCGGTTGTAAAATTAGAAAGATGTGTATGTAGTCCAGTCCATTCAAATGTTCCAGAGATATCAGTCTTTCCAGAAACCTGATACCAGGTATCATTTGCTGCATTGTATACGTAGGCTGCTTTACCGTCTGAATCAAATACTGTAGGCACTAGATCACCCTATTAAAAGTACTAGTGTCGCCATTGTAAACATACATTTCAAGTGGACTTGAACCTTTTTTAATCCAGATAAGGCCGTTTGCTAAATTTGTTGATGGAGCAGTTGTTGTATATGCAGAGGTTGCTGAATAGTATCCAACTCCTGCTGATGAGTCTGTGTCTAGCCAAACATATCCATCGGGTATTGTGTTAGAAAATGCTGTAAATGCTGCTGCAGTTGGAGCGGTTGTTGTCGCTCTTGAAATATCCCTTGCTGCAACTTCTAGTGCAGCCTTTGTAGTAATTTGAGTTTGTAAATTAGTAATGCTGTAAGCAATAGATGGATTTAAAAGATTTGCCGTATTAGTTTCTGCGGTATTAAAATCATAAGATCCATAATGATATGCTTTTAGGGCATCTTGAATATTAGCATCATCACTTAATGCTGGAATTTTAGTTGGTACTAAGTTTCCTATATTTTCTACAGCCATGTGGTCACCTCTATAAAGATTATACCATTTTTATATCAAACTATAGATATGAATAGGTGTACAGTTTTACTTCCAGTGAGTGCTGACCAAGTCCCACCGCTATATTGAACTGCGTAAAAATTTATTACTAAATTTGTTCCAGCACCTGCTAAAGCAGGAATCTCCATTGATGAGGCAATTGGATTTGCTCCTTCAATTTGAAACTGAACGCTAAAATTTGAAGCAGTAAGTGGTGAACCGCTAACTGTTACTATATTTGATATAGGAATAGTTATTGCTGCTGCTCCAGATGTAAAGGCAATTGTCTCTACAGATGAGTAAATTGCTGGACTTACTTTTAAAACCTGAACCCAAGTATTTGCCCCAGCCTGAGAAATATATTGATACATATATCCATAATTTTCTCCTGGAGCGGTATTAATATACATATCATTTAATATTAATGTATTCCCAAATAAAACACCACTTGCCGTTAGTGCATTGGGTTCTCCAGAACCAACAATAAATTTGCTACCACGAACTCCTTGTGGTCCAATATCAACCAATAAGTCAATTGACTCTGGTGGTCCTATAACAACGACATCGTCGGTATTAAGTAATACGTCAACCATTATGAATCATCTGCTCCAGTAATATCATCTGTTACTGTTACAGTCCCTGTTAAAAGTGTATAAACTAATGTTGCTCCAGAATCTATTTGAACGTCATATACATAGTTTCCAGCAGTTAGGCTTTCTCCTGCACCTGGCAAAATTGTACAAGTTACTGTGTCTGCAGAGCCATCAACAACAGCCTGCATTTCATATTGAGTTTTGCCTTCTCCTCTTGCATTAGCAACAAAAAAGTTTGCGCTATAGCCTGTTAAATCAAAAGCCCCGCCGTTTGCAGTTTTTGGACGGATTACAAATTCATACCTATCACCACGGTAGTAATTAAAATTATATGTGCCTGGAAATGCCATTAGTCCTCCTGCTTAATTATACCACTAAGACACTGACACATAGATGCCTTTTAGAATAAAAGAACTTTCATTGTCGGTTCTGATTTGAGGTTGTCCTCCATAGTTTTTAATTTTGTCGCTATTGATAAATATGGTTTGAGAATATGATATGTCATATGAGTACTGATATTTAAGTGAGCCAACGTATCCTGTTGGAGAAATGTCTTCATCCCTTAAAAGAGTTCTTACCCAAACCTCTGTATTTGGAACATATGTCTCTAAAGAAAAGTCATACCTAATATCTACCCTAGCCCCAACCTTTAAGGTTTTTAAATTTATATTGTTTGCTGTTTTGTTTAATAAAGAAACAGATCTATTTGGCAAATATGTTTCAATGGTTTTTAATTCGTCTATATCTAAGAAAAAATCTACCCAACCATCTTCTCCTCTTTCTGGGCCCAGCCTATATGTTTGAGTGCTTTTATTTGCATAATATGCCCAACCAGGATACTGACCAGATGGACTGTCGTATCCATCCCCTGCCTTTCCTGGCTCTCCACGTTCACCTTGTGGACCTTGCCTACCAATATCACCTTTGTCGCCTTTATCGCCTTTTGGGCCAGGTTCTCCTTGTGGGCCTGCTGGTCCAACTTCGCCTTTTTCTCCAGTAATTCCAGGAACGGCAATATACTCGGTTGTTCTAACTTCTTGGATTGTTTCTAGATATTTTTTCTTTGGGGGAAAGTCCATGCTTTTAGCCATGACCTATCCTAACTACTTTATTTTAGTTTTAAATATTTTTTTGCCAATTTTTATTACTGGAGGAAGTAATGGTGTAGGATTTGAAACTTTTACTATTGGCATTATAGACCTGGCGTCATATCGCTTAGGACACATATTGTGCCTATAACTGGAGTCCAAACTGTGTCTGCATTTGGTCCACTGCCACCTTCTATAATTACCTCAAGATCAAATCTTAGTTCTGCTGCTACCTGGTTATAGCCTGTTCCCCAGTCTTCTGTAATTGACGCTGGAGCAGTAATGGTTGCTTTATTATTGACAGCAGTTACAGTTAAATTATCTAATACATTTCCCATTGGATCGTAGGCAGTTGCTCTAAAGGTCCAGTCGGAGCAGTCAAAGGCAGTTACTTCGTCGTCCTCTAAAAACTCTACAAGAAGGGTTGCTGTGTCTCCACGGACTACGGTCCACTGAATATTTGCTGGCGAAGCGCCATATTTTTCTACTGTAGGAGCACACATGATAATTGATTATACCATTAAATAAAACTGGACACCTAGACGCAGTGGGGTGGGGGTTAGAATCTAGGTGCCAGCGTAAAAATTATAACATTGTATTAGGACAAATAGGACATATTATAACAAAACGTTATAAACAGTATAAATTGTAACAAAACGTTATAAACCAGGCAATAAAATAATTGTTATCAAATAGTTATATTGACTGCTGTATAAACTCTAAAATCCAGGGTATTAATAGTGTATACTTAAAAATATAAAGAAAAAGAATAACTAGCAAATAAGGTTTTTAAGATATTCTTTATATATAATATATAGTAATTATTTAGAACGAGCAACGTAATCTAACAATACTTCATACATATGATCTAGTTTATCGCTAGTTGCTTTACGAAGTTGTTTTGCGTCTTCTTGTTCTTTTTTAATGGCTCTAATTTCGTCACGCATTGAAGTTCCGCCGTTTGTTTTAGTTTCGGATCTAATATCCTCTACGGCTTCGCGGATAGGCTTAATTTGAATCTTCACATACCACCGAATTCCACTAAGTACAATTGCTCCGATTGAGAGTAAAGTTAAAACAAAGCCAGCCCATTCGGATGCAGTCATAATAAGATTATTATATCATTGTATGAGATTAAATTTCGGCGGGAATTAACAAAGCCGAAAATAGAAATACCAAACCACTATAAGACGCACTATGACTGCAAGCAGTCAATAATGTCTAACTGGATGTAATATCTATGTTTGCTTAATATCCCGATATAGGTTATAATGGATTGTGCTAGATAACATTAAGCAAATCCTCATTGAAGGTTTGACAAGTAAACTAAAAATTCATCATAGCGTTTATCGTCTTCCTTGTACCAGCGAATTTCTAGAAGAACTTATCGCCAACACTTTCACAGAGAATGGTTTGATAAACGACTGGCAGCCTAATAGAAGCCATAGCATCAGCGTAGACATGTCTTTAGAGTCAGGCGAGAGTTTCTCTATCAAGTCTGGAGTATACGCAAATAACACACTAACCTTCTCTGGATCTAGGCTAGGCAAATATCAAACCTTAGATGCCATGATATCTAGCGTAGTGGATAATAGTGCTAAGTATTATGTGTGTCTTGCTAAGTGCGACCAGGATTGGTCTTCTGTCCCCGCCGAAAATGAGAAGAAGATTTATTATCTATTTATTTTTGATTCTCAAACCTTGATATACGATAATGGTCTATGGAACAAAGTTCAAACCAAGTCTGGTGGATATAACTATGTTATGGAATCTATAGGTATGTCTGCTAGAATTAATACTAGTATGTCGTCACAATTATGGACCAGTGTTAATGAGAGTCTTATTGGTGCCCCGACAAAATTGGAAATACTTTAATTATTCCTCAAATGAGGTTTGAGTCTCCATTAGTTTATTAAACTTTTGTTCTTCGGTTTGACCACACTCACAGGTATCGCAACATTTTTTTGATTTAATTGTTTCGCTTACTACGTTCATACCTTTTGGACTATGTCTATTCCATGAGTCAGGATATTTAGATTCCATGTTCCTCCATGTACTTTAGGCGTTCGTTGTATTTCTCTATTGCTTCTTTGTTTAAACGTTCTTCTATCTCAAATGGTATTTCGTCTTGGATAATTTCTCCGTTACCCGCTTCTTCTGGAAATAGGGACTCTTCAAAGTTATCTAGGAATGACATGACTATTCACATGTTGAACAATAGTTATCAGTTCTTAGGTTATTTTTTTCAACCCAAATAACTCTACCACAATGATAGCAAGATTTCATAGAGTATTTTTTTTCTCTACGATCCCTACGAATTTCTAGTCCTAGTGCATACATATATTTATTTTATCATACTTGCCCAGACTTGTCAAATAGTGTATACTAGAAAACTAGATTGGGGTAAATATGTTATTTCACAAACACCTGCTAATCAACGCCAGAGTTGAGAAGCCTATGAACAATGAAGAAGAGGCAATATCCTTCTTGCAAAAATTAGTTGAGCGTATTGATATGAAAATCATTAAAGGACCTTTTGCTTCTTATGTTGACAAACTAGGCAATCGTGGCCTAACGGCTATTGTAATGATTGAGACTAGCCATATAGCGTTTCATATATGGGATGAATCGGATCCAGGATTGATGCAGTTTGATTTGTATACCTGCGGAGAATTGAATCTACCTTCAGTGCTGCTGGCAATTGGCGAACAGTTTAAGATTATCTCTATGGATTATAATTTGTTTGACAGAGAGAATGGATTTGTTTTAGAAGATAGTGGATCATTTCCAGCAATCTGAAAAAATTTTTATTTTAAATATTCAATCATTTTTTGTAGCAATTCAATGTTGTCATTTACTTGACCAAGAATTCTATTACAAGATGAACATAGCAAACCTCTAACACACTTACCACAAGATCCATTGCCAGGACAACACGAATGGTCATGATCTACGGATAGACGGTTTTTAAATTTCTCAGGTTCTCCGCATATTTTGCAAACATTGTTTTGAGATTTCTCTATGTCCACATAATCATCTCTTGTCAAACCATATCTTCTTAGGTTTCCTATATGTCCTACCATAGCCATACATTCTTTGCAATATGTGTTCTTAGACCAGAAAGATGACTTAGGTAGATACTGTTCACATTTACGACAATGTATTTTTGTACCCTGAACTTTTCTAGGCATAGCACGTTTTGAATCATCTTCTACCAAATCATACTCTCTTACACAAACCTTACACAACGGCTTTAATTGATCTTGTGCTTTAGAGTATTTATGAAAAAATGACACTTCTTTATATTCTTTACATTTTGTACACTGCTTATTACCTTTATCGTCATATTGAACTCTTGTGTATTCTTTTCTCATAAAATAATTGTACCACAAAAATTCAGATTTTATTCAGATTTCTATAATGGAATTATTGGAAAATATTTCTCAGATGTATGATATGTAATTTTAAAAATAAAAAACAAAAAAAATAGTGAGCACACTACTCTTGCTCTGTATAGTGTGCCCTATCATAGTTGGCAAGTGTCCCACCATTTTCTAGGTGGGCTTGCCTTCTCAGTTGCTCAGCAGAATACTCAGCCAATTATTTTTTCCATTGTCTAATTGACCAAACCAAACTAATACCGCCAAAGAGTAACCATGTAGGTATCTCTATCGCTACACCGCTAGGGTATAGATTGTTAATATAGAAAGAGATGTAATCTAAGTCTGCGTAGAATTCCACTATGCTACCTGTTTAATCTCATGAACAAGATACTCAAACTTTAGAGGTGGCTTGCCTTCGTTTAGTTCATCAATTAGTGTGATGATTTCTTTCATGCTGTTAGCAGTTAGTCTGCCCTTCATTAGGCTACCCTGCCAAATTGTATAAGTGATTTTCATTAGTCTTTGTCCTCTCCAAACATTTCTACTAACGCCTTGTTAGCATTTTGTAAAGCCTCTATGGCTTCGTTAATCTTATCAGCGTTAGTCATTAGCGACCACCTGCCTTGATATAGGCAAGAGCAGCGTCAAAGCCCATTTCGTTTAATAACTTATAGCACTCTACTAGAGAGAGTGTTCCCTTTGGATAAGGGTTGTTAATAGATAGAGCAGATGAGCCAAACTCATCAGCAATTTCGTTATATATAGTGTTAGTCATTTTTAGACCTAACCTTTCTTTTTACTAAGTTAATCACCTTGATTAACCTTGATACTAGTATCCTATCAGATACCTCTGACATTTTGGGGGTATTTCTCTAGTGTCGTGGTGTGAGATACCTCACTTAATTGCTACGCTCATCCTATTGCTAGGCTTATTTGGTAGGCTCATTGAGGCTATCTAATCTCTGACTCACTTATTTGCTAGGCTCATCCTCTTGTTGAGGGTTATTCGCTAGGCTCATTGAGTCTGCTTCTTTATTTTTTTGTATAATGGAATTATAGCAGAGATAACCCCAAAAGTCAAGACGACACGCCGTGAATTACACGCATGTAATTAGTGATATACACCACAGGACAATTGGTGCAAATTGGACATTGGCTCGGGGCATTTTTGAGTTATCCACATGATACACATCACATCTTAAATTGAGCGTAAGTTATCCACATGATATACATCACAATCCCAAATGTCCGTTTTGTGCTGGTTACTGGTCAGTAAATGTCAGTGGTAGGTGTTATACTTCTAGTATAAAGAAAGTTGAGAAAGGTTCTCAAACTTAGAAAGGAATTCAAAATGAATTCAGTTATAAATAAAGTGTGTAAGCATACACCAAATAAAAATGCTATCTCTATCGTAGAGGATACTAAATATACATTCTGCGAAAATTGTGAGCAAAATATTTACTCACACTACATTGAGGACTATGACATCATGTCTTACTGGTCTTCATGGAAGGTAGGTAAGTAAATGATAGATTTATTTTGTAAAATCTGCGATGGCTTTGTGCTATCGCTTCCTGCTGATGAAGCAGAATACTTAACCGTTAAATGTTCTAGTTGTTGGGAATAATAAAATGTTAAAAGAAATAAAAAACAAAATTATTCGTATTCAAGAATTGCGCCGTAGTAATGCGGCAACACCAATTCCAAATAAAAAAAATTATTCTAGAAAAATAAAACATAAAAATAAATTGCAATAAAAAACCCGAGTTGACTCGGCGCAGACGGCGTGTCGCTTTAAGTACGATGTGGTTAAGATCACAGAAAAATCTGTCCATATTCTGAGATTTACGGCGTGGCGATTTGATTTTGTCTGCTAAAACTGATAGACTTACGGAGTAAGAAAATAACGAAAGGAAGTGGCTAACAATGGCTAACTTATACACAATAAAAGATTTACTAATTGGTAAAATCTATAACTCTAAAACTTTGCGTGGAGAAATTATCTCAGCAGAGAAATCTAATCAACCAATTTGGTATGGAGAAAATACGGAAGCGTATTTGGTAGAAATTTATTCTGCTCATACTTTGCGTAATAAATATCGCACAATTGCGGTAAAGGTTGGTGAATAATAATGGGATACATTGAGGTATTCACCATGAATTCTGAGGGTGCTGGTTGGCTGGATCTTTCCGATATTCCTGCCGAAACTCTCTTAGAGTTAGAAATAGGCTTATTTCAGGAAGGGGCTTTGTGAGGTATCTCACACCCCCAATGTCCTAAATGTCCGATTTTGGATTTGATAATGTCTGCTAAATCTGTTAAACTTACAACAATAAACAAACAAATGAAAGGTGGTCAGAAATGACTTATACTGTAAAACTAGAAACCTTTAATGGTGCTGTAAAAAATATCACCCTACCTTCTCAAGGTGCGGTTGCTCAATTCATAAACACTTACCCAAACCAATTACCTGTTGGCGTATCAGTAAAAATTGCTTGCGATGTCTTAGGCGTTCGTGGCACACTTAGAGGAAAGGCTTCTCTATAATGATAAACTCTGTAATGGCTTTTGACTGTGATGAGTGTAATGGTGCTGGTCTTATTTTTTGGGGTAATGACTTAGACTATGATGTGGAAAAATGTGAATGCGAAGATTTCGCACTTGGAACTTTATTTACTAGTAAAGAGGCAAACTAATGAAAACTAACCAATGGGAAAACACTTTAACCAATGAAATCTTAGATGAGTTTGGTTATGTAATAGATGAGGAAAACAACTAATGACTAGAAAAGACTACATACAAACCGCAAACATTCTTAAAAGTTTTGTAGATGAAATTCCACAAACAACTTATGAGGATTTAGTAGACCAATTTTGTCAATGGTTCAAAGCAGATAACGCAAATTTTGACTACGCAAGGTTTGAAAAGGCTTGCGGTATTGACGAGATTGGATTAGTAAATGCTAACTAATTTAGATTTGATTGCAATTGTTATTGCGTTAGGCGGTGCTGGTGTTGTTATTTATTATTCAATAAAAGAAAACATTGCATTGCGAAAAGAAATTAAACGCTTACAAATTGCATTGCGTGATCAACGTAAAAAATAAATAAATAAAAAACCTAAGCAAGTTTTAAAACTGCTTCACACAAAAAACCCGAGGCGTTATCCACAGGTTTATCCACAGGGCGATTATGTGATTAAAAACACACTCCAGATTCCCCAGATAAGGGCGTCTAATTAGATTTTGTCGGTCGTATCTGATAGGATAAAGATATAACGAAAGGAAAACTAATGGGAAAGTTTAAAGATACTTTAATGGGAATACTTGCTCATGATGAGTGCTATGGCGCAGGTTGGCAATTCGTAGGAAATGCTATAGACTATGACGTATGGGCGTGTGAGTGTAATCCTTACAATATCCCTGCTGATGAAATACAGGAATACCACCAATTATTTAACACTAAGGAGAACGCATAATGGAATATAACTACGCTATAACAGTTGCCTATGATGGCAACGCACCTCATTGGACAGGTCGCTACACAGACGCACTAACGGCAGTTAATGAGTTTAATAAGCATGTAGATTGGGGATTTGCTGATGAATATGCTACAGTTAATCTTTCTGAACCTAGTGGCAAAATGCACACTAAGTTATTTTATCGTGAAGGACGAAAGGTCGTAAGTAAATAATGGGAAGCGTAACTGCACTAGGAATTAAAGATTCCGTATTAGATTTAGAAACTCAGATTCTATATCACTTGCGTGGTAATCATTATCCACCAGTCCCCGCAGAAATGGTTGCACCTTGCATTGAAGCGATTGACGCTTACTATGATGAGGACTTTGACCGTATGATAGATATGCCTATGGTTGGAGATTTTCAGATTCTATACCGTGGAGAAACACAAGCACCTGCTCGTGCTATTGTTGAGCAGCACCACTTAGATACTTTCATTGACCCAGTAGATGAGGACTTCTATGAGTAAAGATTTGCAAACTAAATTAGATCAGGTTGCGTTAATCCTAGAGCCTATCCTATGGGAAACACTAGCAGAAATTGAGGAACAAAATGATTGATTTAGAAAATGATGATACTATTCAAATTGTGGACTATGTAAAAGTTGATATATTAACTTCAGGACAATTAGAGATTGACGACAATATCTTAATTGCTGATGAGGTTGTGTCTATTGTAGATATAGTTTCACTACGTGATGGATACACTTTAGAAATTGTAAATGATTTTGGTGAAAGAGAAATAATTGAAGTTGGCGAATACGACCAATTTGATTTAATGATGTTGCAGTAAGGGGCGCCCGAGGGCGATTTGTCCGATTTGTACTAATTAAGGGTAGTTGATATTTTTCCCATATTCTGCTAGAATTTTAATATGACTACACCACAGTTAAAAAGATCTCATGATAGAAAGGTTGCTAATCTTGTTACAAAAAATGGAAAGCAAGCCGCAATTGCGAACACATTCGGCCTCCCTGCTGGAAAAAATTACTCATGCCCTGGTGCCACTAGTGTTTGTGAAAGTGTTTGCTACGCAGGAAAACTTGAAAAGTTATTCAAAGGAGTAAAGGCTAATCTCCTACACAATTGGGAGTTACTAAAAGACGCAGATGAACCCACCATGGTTGATCTATTAGAGAATATGATTGCTGATTTTAAAAAAGATTGTGAAAAGAAAAATGCGCCATTGCTATTTCGCATTCATTGGGACGGTGATTTTTTTAATGATAAATACACTAGAGCATGGCAATATATCATCCTTAACAATACAGATATAAAGTTTTGGGTATACACTAGAGTACAGTCTGCAGCGGTAATGCTTAAGGGTATACCTAATCTATCTTTATACTATTCAACAGATAGTGAGAATAAGCAGATAGGTGTTGATCTTAAAAAAGATCATGGCATACGCCTTGCATACCTTGCAAAGAATTTTGCCATAGGTCAAGCAGATATGAAAGAGTTATTTAATAAGCCTGGCGCTAAGTGTCCTGAAAACTTAAAAGCCATTCCCCTTATCTCAAGCGCTGGCTCCGCTTGCGTATCATGCGGATTATGTGTATACTCTAAGAGCGATATAGTTTTCTCATCGTCTAAAAAATAGGGGTAATCGTGGAACTAGCAATTCTAACTATCTTATTTATCATATTGTTATCCGCAGGGCTTGGGCATAAGTAATGTCCGATTTGTCCTAATGTGATGTATCTCACACAAAGATTTATCTCAAAATGTGAGAAATCTAAGAAATGAACTTGTATTTTTATCCAAAAAATGTTAGACTTAAACAGTAAGCAAAAACCAACCAAAGGAGAAACATGTCCGTAGCAAACGCAATATACAAAGTAGGCGACACCTACACAAGCCAAAAGTCAAAGGCAACAGGCGTTATCAAAGAAATCGTGCCACAAGCAAATGGTAATGTTCGTGTTAAATTAGATGTTAATGGCTCAACTCGCTGGACAACTTGGACAGCAAAGTAATCTTAGCCTAGTGGCTAAAAGTCCTGAGCATGACTACTAAAACTGCTCAACTTAATACCCCCATCAAACCCACCAACAGAAACGGAAACAAAACTAAATGGCAAGAGGCAAAGCAATACAGGTAAAAATCCCTACGGCTAAAATCATTACTGCCTTAGAAGCAAAGTTAGCAAAGACAAAGGCTGACTACTCAAAGCAAGATGAATACGAAGCCAAATATAAACTGGCAAAAGACGCATGGCAAAAATCACTTGGCGAGTGGGCTATTGCTAATTTTGCTAAAGCAGAAAACCTACGCACCAATTATCGTCAATGGACTAAATCGCTAAATGTTGATTTTGATATTACAACAGATGGCAAAGACTTTCCACAAGAGCCTGAAAAAGACTACGAGGAAATCCACCGCCATACTTACAATGAGATAGTAGAGGAAGTTGAGAACGCTATCCGTATTCTCAAAATGACAGACGAGGAAACAGTTAATACCTCAACCTACAACGCTATTGCTCGTTATCTTTAATTAGATAATTAGGTGGGGAAGGGTATTTGACTTCCCCGCTAAAAAATGTTAGACTTAATATAACAAACCACCATAAACAGAAAAGGAAAATCATGACACTAGGCGGATACACATACCAAATCGGTGATTTATTCACCACTAGTAAAACAGGCGTAACTGGTAGAATTGTAAAGTTCTCACCACTTAACTCTAAACTTACTAGAGTATCTCTACAATTAGCAAACGGCTCTCGTCGTCTTGCTATGGTAAGCACAACTAAATAATTTATCTCTGATAAGCACTTGGCTTAATTGCTAAGTTATTCCTGAGATAAGACTCCTGAGTATGAGTTCTAAACTGCTCATCTTTTAATTGCCCTGCAAAAATCCCCCGAGACGTGTGATCTAAATCACATCCCATTATGTGAGACTAATTAAGAAATGAGTTTGCATTTCCCCAACATTCCTGATATTATTATATTAACAACAACAGAAAGCAGGCCCCATAATGTCAACCAATATCAGTGACGCCGTAACAATTGACAAACTAGAAGTACCTTATAATCCAAATCTACTAGTAACATATAAAGCAATCGCAGGCACATATGCTGCTCCTGAAGAGCCAACATATCTAACATCCAAGGTAACAGACCTTGAATGGGACCTTCATAGTGCACGTGCTCGTGAGGAATCTTTACGTAGTCTGCAGGGAACAGTAAGACAACTTGAAGAAAATATTGTAGAATGGTATGACCCTAACTATTCTAAAGAAGAAGTTCTTGTAGCGCTATGCGAACTCTTTGGTATTAATCCAGTCAAGGAAATTGAAGTACAGGGAACTGTTTCATTCAGTGGAACAATCAGTGTACCAATGTCAGAGATTGCTGACTTTGACTTAAACAATGTTTCAATTGAGGCTGAGTTAAGTTCATATGACTATGACGCAGATTTAACTGTAGACGAAGTCTCATTAGAGGACCACTACTAAATTTGATAGGGGGCTATCAAAACGGACCTGAGCACGTCCTAAAAAGGCTCCACCTCTTTGCAAAAAATCCTCGGGCAAGTCCGAAATGTCCGTTTTATCCTAATTAAGAAGATTAAACCTTTTCCCCTAATCCTATTTGACATTGTCTGCCATGACTGCTAAACTTAATTAAAACAACCGAAAGGATAAAAATGGCTCATGAGTTAGAAACTCAAAACGGTGTAGCAAGTTTTGCTTCATTCCGTGAACCTGCATGGCACAATCTTGGTACTGTATTTGATACTGAGAAAAATACAAGCGAAATGCTTGCTGCTGCTAACTTAAATAATTGGAATGTTAGATTAGAGGATTTAGAAATCCCATCTAGTTTAGTATCTGATAAATCTTACCAATATGTTGTCCGCACTAATCCTACTGATAAATCTCAAACTGATGTTTTGGGAATTGTTGGTGAGCGTTATGTTCCACTACAAAATGAAGATTTGTTTTCATTTGGTGATAACATTCTTGATGGTGGGGGTCGCTGGGAAACTGCTGGCTCAATTCGTGGTGGTCGTGTAGTATTTGGCTCTCTTGCATTAGAGCGTGAAACTGTGTTAGACCCTAACGGCGTGGCAGATGTTGTTAAAACTTATCTGCTCATTAACACATCACATGATGGTTCAATCGCTATTCAAGCAAGCATAACACCTGTTCGTGTTGTGTGCGCTAACACTCTTAATGTGGCACTTAACCGCACTAAGAAAAAAGACGGCGTAAAGCAATCTTTCAAAATCCGTCATACACAAACTGCTGAGGGCAAGATTGCTGTTGCTCGTCAGGCACTAGGCATGGCTAATTCTTACATGGACGAATTTGATAAGATGGCTCACGCTATGATAGCAAAAGAAATCTCCGCAAAAGATTTCAACGACATTATTCTTGCTGCTTATCCTAAGCCTGATAAAGATACTAAGGGTGCGGTAAAGAAATGGGAAAACAAGGTAGATATGATTAACGATATTTACACTGGCGAATTTAACGGAATGATTGCTGGTAATGCGTGGGGTGCGTTCAATGCACTAACTGAGCGTTTAGACTGGTATCGTTCTGCTCGTGGTGGTAATAGCGAAAGCATGTTTGCTTCTGCTTCTGGATTTGACCCTGCAATTAACGCAGAGAAAAATCGTTTGCTAACTGTTGTGCAAAATACTTTGCAAATAGTTTAGTAAAAAAATCCTGAGCAAGATTTAAAACTGCTCCGCTGGTCCCATAGATCAATTGGTTAGATCGTTACCCTGTCACGGTAAAGGCTACGGGTTCAAGTCCCGTTGGGATCGCAGTTGCCCGAGCATAACATTTTTGTTATAATTGTATTACGTTGATATCATATTTTTCCCAGTTTCTCATTACGGATAGTTGACATTTTTCCCATTTTGTAGGATAATTAATTCATGACCACAACTTACAAACCTTATACCATTAGCGAACTAGTAGAAACCATATACGAAGATAATTTCTCACATCTAGACTTTATGGATAGCATGGCTAGTGGGGATTGCGATTGTCACATACATACCACATTAAAAACTATTGTCAAGTATTGGGAGGAATAATGTTAGGTTATACATATAGTGATATACAGGAAATGGGTGGAGCGTTAGATAAAGTTATTGCTACCGCCAATTCTTCTACACTACCAGGTTTATTAAAGATACATGATTTCTTTGATGGTTTGCTAGCAGAAGGGTATATAGATGAAAACACTTACTATGGATAAGACCTGGACTAGGTATGAGTATCTATGTACTGATTGTGATGCATTGACTGAGATAACTACCCTGAAAAATTTAGATGACTATAGAGGATGGTGCTCCTGTGGATCTGCCAACATTATTAGGATAAACAAACTTAATGTGACAGAGATCACACACGTATAGGTTGACATTGCCACTTCATTAATATAAAATTGTATTAAGAACCTAGAGAAAGAGACCCACAATGCATACGCTCCACTGGATAGCAACAAAAGCAAAAGATAGACAAGAAGCCTTTGACATCGTTACTGTTAGTCTTATGCCAAATGAAGACGGAAACCGTATGGCTGACTGGTCAGACTGGCATGTCGTAGGTGGTGGCCGCTGGTCAGAGAGTGCCTATAAAAATTCTTCTGACATGATTATTTCATATGCTGAGAAGCCTGATGAGTTTAAGAAAATAATAGAAGATATCAAGCGCTATCGCATTAACTACATGAACGATAAACTTACCAAACTTGATAATGCCTTTGATAATCTTAAGTCAGATGTAGTTGATTATATTAGTAATGATTGTAAACTAGATGATAAGAGACAGTTTGATTTTTCTCGCTGGGAAATCAAAGAAGCAATAGATATGCTTAACAGTCAGTGGACACCTGACAGTTCCTTTTTTGACCATAATGAATTCACATCTAGTCTGCAGTATCTGGAAGAGCGCCTTGACAAACCTGAAGAGGCTGCGCTACACTATCTAGTACCTGTAGACTTCCACTTCTAAGGAGACCAATGAACGACCTGATAGAACTTACAGAGGAAGAGTGGTTTGACACATTCAAGCCAATCCCAAACCATATAGATGACAATGCCTCATTCCAAACTGAGGAAGGCGTAGGCTATATGTTTGAGACATATGACGATGAGTTAAGGTTTGTCCAATCTCAGGAGCCTAATAGGATATGGACTTATTGTGATGGGGATAATGGCGGTACCTATATATTTCAAGGTATGCGTATAGTTAATAGGATTGGGTACTTTGTAACTGCCGTGCCCTTTGATGGTAGCAAGGACTATCAGATACAGATCGTTGATGAAGATATCTACGAATGTTCTAACTGTGGAGAGATGTGGGAAGATGAAGCAGCAGCCTTACATTATGATAAGTTTGAGGATTTGGAAAAATGTGCTGGCTGTGCTACAGTAGAAGAACTTAAGGAACTAGAAGAAATGGAGACCCACAATGCCAACTTACGAAATTAAAGTCATAGGACAAATTACCAAGTCCTTCCGCATTATAGATGCAGAGAGCGATGTTGATGCACGAGACATTGCAGAAAATGAATTCCTAGATGAATATGCTGTAACAATTGCAGATGGTTCAGGAATTGCATGGGACCTAATTGAATCAGTACAGTCAGAGGAGACACTCTAATGGCTAAATGGGAAATTGAAGTAATCTTTGAACCAACAGGCGATTATATGAATTTTATATATGAGACTGACACTGAAGACGAAGATGCCATTTTTAACGAGGTATCAAACCAATTATCAATCGTACCTGACCTAGTAGAGAAAAACGAGGAAGAGTAATGGGAGCACGTTGCACATTCGTATTTAAACAGTCAGAGGATCTAGCAGTAGCGCTGTACAGCCATTGGGGCGAAGACAGTATGTATCAAGATCTTGCTCAGGCCCTGCAGCATGCTGCTCCACGTAAAGGGGATACTGAATACTATACACGTATGGCTGTTAGTCATCTACTAAAGGATTCCATTATGGATGAAACAGGGTTTGGACTATATGCCTGCAACCCTAACAATCAGCAATGGATGGACCATCCAATATTAATTGACCTGACTAATAACACTATCAGTCATGATGGGGTAGACCATAAGAGCATTGATAGTTTTATTAATTATAATTTGCCCAGCACTGTCCTTTCCAGTGTGGGGGCTTCATAAGCGGAGGTAGGGGTCACCTCTCGCTATAGACAGGGGGAAGCGCATTCTTGTGGTGGGTTTGCGCTTCTCTATACTTTTTGATAGAATTGGGATATGGGGTTTATGCGTAGGTCTATTCGGCTGGGAATTAGTAAAGAGGAAAAGGTCGCAGGTAGAATAACTACCTTGTTATCTGATTTCACTCTTGACCTTGAAGCCATAGGATTTTATTTAGCAAAGGCTTCACCCCATATTATTTATACTAGGGCTAATGAGGTTTTGGAAGCCATGCAGTATAATAAAGAAGTTGACCAATTGGATAGGGGAGTTTATAATGGCAGGCGGTAATTCAATGCAAAACAAAATAACTATCCTTGCTGAGTTGTGGATGAACTATCGTCATGATGAGGACTTACAAGATTTTATAGAGTATAACGATTTAGGTTTGCCACTTGCCTATTTCTTAACAAATGAAATTGTTCTGCCAACAACCCAGTCAGAGTTATACATAAATGAAACCTATGATTTATTTATTGCTTCGCTACAAGTTGAGGATAAAGAGTGGGAAAGCCTTGACGAATTGCTGGGAGATCAGGCGTAGTCCTGCCCCCTCGGGTAAAATCATATCAAACCACCCAAAACGGACATAGATTTCTCTAAAAGACATTAAGAACCCTTTTCAAAAAATCCCAGATCGTGGGAGATTACGTAATCTGTAGAATTTTCCAGATTCATACCAAACCTTCAAACCTTCCAATATCAAACCTTCAAACCTCATATCTGCCAAACCTTATATCCAGAAGATATGGTTTGTATACTACTAGGAGTATGGGTATATCTTTTTATCCCCGCCGTTTTTGCGTCCCTGCGGGGCGCTGAGTCGTAGTACTATTAGACATTACGAAGCGGGAATTTAAATTGCGAATTATTTAAAACTTTTACCATAGTTATCAAACCTTTCTAGATTTTTTCCTGGTGTTTTAAAAGATTTTATAACTTTTTCGTTATGTTTTTATAGGGGTTTTTGGGCTATGAAGGTTTGACAAACCATGGTTTTGGGTATATAATGCATGCCAGATATGCGGGATAGAAAGGTTTGGAAGGTTTGGGGATGGGAGGTTTGGCCGCCAGAGGATTACGACGCCATCTATAAAATCGCTCAATCACCCACTATCCTCCACTTTCCTCCCTTTTAACTATAAATAAAAAATATCAGTAAGATTTATTTCTCTTATCAAACCCTCCTACATCGTATTTAAAAGCCTTCAAAGCCTTAAATTAGCGGGTATCAAACCATCGCCCTGGATCCATATTGTGCATATTCTCATTATCAAACCAGATAATCGCACATAGGTTCAAACCTTACTTTCTGGCTATCTGGACTATCTGGCTATGGTGATATCAGGCTATAAGGTTTGAAAGGTTTGTTATTACACTGGGGGGATTAGGACATTCTTTCTATACCCGCCAAAATTTTAGGCTTCAGGTGAAGGAATCGGACCTTCATTATCGGTTTCGGAAACCGCTCTACGTCCATTATAGGAACCTGAATTATCCTTTCATCATACCATCTAAAGGCATATCAAACCTAATAACCGATAGTGCCCGTATAGGGCATTGGAAGGTTTGTTAGTTCTATTTTGCGCCTTGCTTTTACCGCCGAAATCTGATATGCTAGATCTATGAGCAATATAGATGAATTCATAAAGGATCCTTGGAAGCGCTTTAACGAAATGCGTAATACTCCACATACCTGTGACTACATTTATAGCATAGATCCATCTGGGACTATGTTTTTTGAAATGTGCAAGTTCTGCCTTGACACTCAAGGTGTCATTGAAATGAATAACAAATGAAAAATATATCAAACCTCATTTCCGCATCTGGGGCTTTTAATTTAGATGAGGCTCTTCGTGCTATCGCCGAACTCCATATTCCAGAAGGAACATTAGTCCATAGATGCCAAGAAGATAAGAAACCTTGGCCTTGCCCAACCATTAAAGCCATTGAAAAAGAGTTAACAAAATGATAACTGATAACCTTACTTGGGCAGAAGAAGAAAACAATCTTTGGAAGGGTTGGACCTATAGCCTGGAAAAGAATCGGTATTACTTTAATGATGTAGGTAATGAATCTCTTGCTGCCTTTTGGGCAGATGAGTTTTTAAACCAGGCATATTTATAGAACGGGGTACTTATGATTAAAAGTAAAGAGTGGAGAGTTAGTAATAGGGTTTGGCTTGGGGTTGGGTTTGCTCCCCGCAGAATTGCGTTAGGATTTAGCGTGGATAGATTTAATGCCAATGTTGACTTTCTTTGGTTTTGGGTATCACTTGAATATTAAGCCGAATCACGGTCATGAGTAAAGATATTGTTGACCTAGCCATTTCAATGACAGAAATGGATACAGGGCTAGAGTTGTCTTTAGAAGAGCGTGAGGCAATGGCAAAAAGAATATTGAACAAACTAAAAAATTGTTAAATTACTTTAATATCAAAACTTTCACTACATTTTTTACAATATGATGTTGGGCTATGCCTTGTATGATAGGTGGTAGATACTAAAAATATCAAACCCTCCTTATGCATATCTAAGTATTTTTTACTTGAGTATCCATAAATAATTGGAATTAGCGGAGTATTACAGTTTGGGCACATATAGGTTGTAGTATATCATTGTGTCTTGACGTACCGCCCAAAATTTGATATACTGGGTTTATATGTCAGCCAATAGGTTTGTTGTTTGCGAGGTATGCAAGGAGCAGGTTCAGGTAAGATCTTCTATGGCTTATGAAACTTTATATAATCATATGAAAGAGCATAAATGAAAAAAACAAAAGAGTTTAAAGAGTTTGATAAGCCAGTTGACTTAGTTGTTCATACCAAATGTCCAGACAAATGGTTGCTCATAGATAGAGAAACTGGAGAAATATATCAAGGAAGTTCTGCGGGGCATTGGGATAGACTTGATCCAGTTATTAAAGATAACCATAACTTTACAAAACAAACTGAATAGGATATACTTATAATATGAAAAAAATAATTATAACTTCTTTATTAATATCGCTGTTAATTCCTACTGCGTCTGCTCAGGCTGCAACAAAGTCATTAAACACTAAAGGCAACAAGGCTTCTTGTAAAAGCATCAAGACAAAATATAAATCAGAGGTGATGTCTAAGTGGTCCAATGGGCTAGCAAGTGATCAAGATGTGTTAAAAGAAATAGATTTAAACATAGATATGCTTGCTGCAAAACAAAAACCTACAACTGGCAAAATTAAAACAACTATTGCCTCTTGGATTACAGCAGAAAAAAATACAAAAATTGCATTAGATAGTAAAAATGTTGAAGCAGTCACTGCTGCAATGAATTTAAAGATTTCTTCAATTACTAATTTTGACAAACTGTGTAACTCTATAGAAAAATAATATGAACGAAAAACAAATACGTGAAAAAATAGCCAAAGAAATTGAGGCTATTGATATTGATCAGAGTCATACCAATGCAGTTGGAGTGAAGATTCTTGCTGCAAGGATTGTTAGAGAAAATAAATAAACTTTGTTTCAATGGTATAATTTAATGAATAGATAGGGGAAAAATGAATACTTTTTGTAAAAAAATAGAAGATCACACTCCAGAGGCTTATATTGTTGATGAGAATATGAGTGTTTTGCTAAAATGCACAAAGTGTAATTGGTCTCATTTTCAAAGTGTTGATCAGGCTGAACTAAGTAAAATAGATTTTAACAAAGATTAATTTTTTATGTTTTGTGAGTCTTGTGGTGGCAAACTGATTAATGGTGACTGCTCTAATTGCTACACAAACTCTGCTGCTTTAAGAGAGTTTGAGGAAGAAGATGACTAACTGGACTGAAGAACTTAACGACAAACAAAAAGAAGATGTTTGGAATTTTGTTGTTTTTACTGTTAAAGAAATAAGAGAACAGATAGCAAGAGACATTGAAGCAACCATTCCACTTTGGAAGTCAAAAGGCTTATTAAAATCTCGCAGAACACAAAAAGCCTTTGAAGCATCTGCTGCTATTGCCAGAGGGCAGAATGAACAAATGAATGGCTAATATAGTTTTTCTTGGTAACTTTGAAGTATCTTATAGTAGTGAGAATCATCATGCTAAGTCTTTAGAGTTTCTTGGGCATACCGTGCAAAAATTGCAAGAGAAAAAAGCGGGTAGCACAGAAATATTAAATGCAGCATTAAACTCTGATCTATTCATATGGGTACACACACATAGATGGCAAACCCCAGGATCAAGGTCTATGACGAATGTATTAAAAGAATTAAAGGCTGCTGGTATACCAACCATGACTTATCATTTAGATTTATGGTTTGGAATTGAACGTGAGAAAGATTTAAAGAATGATGACTTCTACACAAACATTGGTCACTTCTTTGCTACAGATAAGTTAATGTGTGATTGGTTTAATGAAAACACACAGGTCAAGGGACACTTCTTGCCTGCTGGAGTGTATGATAAAGAATGCTATATCCATGAAGAGTATGACCCACATAACTTTGAAAATGATATTATCTTTGTTGGTAGTAAGGGTTATCATCATGAACACAAATACCGTCCAGAATTAATAGACTTTTTAAGAAAGACTTACGGCAAGAGATTTTTACATGTTGGTGGAGATGGCGATACTGGAACTGTGCGTGGAGATGCGTTAAACCGTATCTATGCTAAAAGCAAGGTAGCGATAGGTGATAGTTTAAACATTAACTTTAACTATCCTTACTACACTAGTGATAGGTTGTTTGAGAGTACTGGTCGTGGTGGTTTCACTATCTACCCTCGTATTAAAGGGCTTGAAGAATACTTTAAAGATGAGATTGAAATTGCATTTTATGAACACGGGAACCTTGAAGATCTAAAAAATAAGATAGATAAATATTTGTTAGACGGGGTATCAAGAGAAACAATTAGACTTAATGGACACGAAAGAACAAAGAAAGAGCACACTTACGTCCACAGATGGTCTGCAATATTAGAAACTTTAAACATAAAGTGAAATATTTAGTTACTGGCGGTGCTGGTTTTATAGGATCAAACCTTGTTGATAAGTTAATTAGTCTTGGTCACGATGTTATTTGTATTGATGATGAGTCTGCAGAATGTCATGAACAATTCTATTGGAATGATAAGGCACAAAACTATAAGTATGACATTTGTGATTATGATCTAATTGCTCCACTATTTAGAGATATTGATTGCGTATTTCACGTTGCATCTGATGCAAGAATACAGCCAGCAATACTAAATCCTAAAAAATCTATTCAATCAAACGCAGTAGGAACAGCCAACGTTCTTGAACTTTGTAGGGTTAATAATGTAGATAGACTAATCTATTCAAGCACATCTTCTTCTTATGGGAAAAAAGCCTTACTTCCAAACCAAGAAACCCAACCATCTGACCCACTAACCCCATACTCTGCTGCTAAGGTTTTTGGTGAAAACCTTGCAAGAGTTTATTTTAATCTTTATGGATTAAAAACTATTTCACTTAGATACTTTAACGTTTACGGAGATAGACAGCCATTGAAAGGCCAATACGCCCCAGTAATTGGACTATTTTTAAAACAAAAGCGTGAAGGAAGACCCTTAACAGTCATTGGAGATGGTTCTCAGCGTAGAGACTTTACACATATATCAGACGTAATCCAAGCAAACATCTTTGCATCTGAAGTTTATAATGGTTTCGGAGAAGTATATAACATTGGCTATGGAAGTAGTTATTCTATACTTGAGATTGCTAATATAATTTCAAATAATATTCAGTTTATACCGCCAAGAATTGGGGAAGTGCAAGAAACTCTTGCGTCTAATTTAAAGTTTAAAGGTTTAACTGGATGGACTCCAAAGATATCTCTAATGGATTGGATACAACAATGAAAATAAATTTTGGTTGTGGCAGCATTCAGCCTCCTGATTGGATTAACATAGATCTTGACCCAGAGTTTAATACAGAGCATAAAGATTTAGGATTAATATCCGATAACTCTTGTGACATTATTGTTTGTCATGCAATAGTTTGCTGTGTTAAATATCACGACATTGAAAAGGTTTTATCAGAATTTTATAGAGTTTTAAAGCCAAACGGAGTTGTAAGAATCAGTCTTCCAGATATTGTTTCTGGATTTGATGCATACAAAAATAATAACATTAACTTTTTCCCTAACTCTGAAGATGACTTAGACAATAGATTTTCTGCATGGTTAACTTGGTATTCACAATCAGCATCACTGTTAACAAGTAAAGCCCTACAACATAAATTAAACAATGTTGGGTTTAACAATGTATCTGAAACAAAGTTTAAACAAACGGCATATTCAAATGAAAAAATATATGAACTTGATACAAGAGAACACGAATTTTATTTTATGGAGGCAATGAAATAATGGAAATGATTAAAACAATTCTAAATGGAGAATTTGAAATAATTCTTCCAAAGCATCGTGCAGATAGACCAGAATGGCATAGCGAGTCAGGCTGGGAAAAGTTAAGGCTTAAGTCAATGCATGAACGTATTGGTAAAGGAGATGTTGTTTATTATGTTGGTTCAGAACAAGGAGAATTTCCAGCCTTGTGTCAGATGTGGGGTGCAGAAGTTGTTTTGTTTGAACCAAACCCTAAAGTATGGTCACATCTTCCATTAACTTGGACATCTAACAATTTAAAACTTCCACTGGCCTGTATTCCTGGATTTGCTTCTAATAAAATAAACAACCTTGCACGTGTATATTTTAATGAATGGCCTCCAGAAGTTAATAATGAAATTAAAGCAGCGCATGGATTTAAAGAATTATATCTTGAAGGAGATACTTATGGCCAGATTACTATAGACTCTTGCGTTTATAATCATAAGATTAAACTACCTACCGCCATTTCCTTGGACGTAGAAGGTAGCGAATGGAAGGTCTTAGAAGGGGCTAATAGGACACTTAGAGAGCATAAACCAAAGATTTGGCTATCTGGACACCCAGAGTTTATGCTACAACAATGGAATGAGTCTTTATATAATCTTAGACAATGGATAAAGGGTTTGGGGTATCAAGAAACTCTTTTAGATTATCAGCATGAGGTACATTTGTTTTATGAATAATTTAATATTTTGTGCACATGTAGATGATGCAATTTTTTCATTAGGTGATTATATTATTGATAGTAATGATAGTTTTGCAATTGCAACTGCCTTTGCTGGCATACCAACAGATCATTCTGGGTATAAAAAACACACTATATTAAGACAAGAACATAATGAAGCCTGCTCAATGATAAATGCTAAAGTGATTAATGGAGATTTACTAGACGATGTTTATGGAAAACAAAACGAAAATGATTTAATAGATTGGATAAAATCTATAATTGTAAACTTTGATAACATTTATATTCCTCTTGGAGTTCATCACCCAGATCACATTTTTTTATCAGACACCTTGCTTAACTTAATAAAATATTTTGATAAAACATACCTTCTTTATGCTGAGTTGCCATATAGATTTTCATACCCAGAGTCATACAAAATAAGATTAAAACAGGTTGAATTAAATAATAATTTAGAAAATATTAAGACTAACTTTACAAAAAATAAAATGAATATAATAAAACAATATAATTCGCAGATAACCTATGTAAATAATACATCAATCATAGATGAAGAAGTAGTTAAAAATCTTATTATAGAAGAAAAATTATGGAAGGTTTTAACATGATTAACGCATATCTTTATTCAGTTAAACAAGAAGACTGTGCTGCTGATAAATGGGATTATGGTTTATTAAAACAATTTTTTAATAAAAACAATATTAAACCAGACAGGGTGACGACTCTTCCTAACACAGATAAAGCCTTTGTTGTTATTCCTGGACCACAAAACGTAGACTTTGAAGATCAAATATCTGAAGAGTTAAATAAGATAGGCAGGGTAGTTTTATTTATTACTGGAGATGAAAGTGCTACATTTAAAGTTGATAAGATAAAACACAGTAATATTGAGATTTGGATTCAATACCCGCACAGAAAACATTCACAATATAATAAATTAGCGTTGGGTGTGCCACAACATTTATCAAATAATTTACCACAGTATCAAGATAAATCATATGATGTCTTTTTTTCAGGACAGATAACCCATCAAAGAAGACAAGAACTTGCAACTATTATGCCTGAAATACCAAATTCTTTTTATAATCCAACTACTGGTTTTGCAGAAGGGTTAAGTCCAAAGTCATATTACGATAAAATGTTTTTATCAAAGATTGTTCCTTGCCCTAGTGGAGCAATGGTTGTTGACTCATTTAGATTTTATGAAGCAATTGAGATGCTTTGCTTTCCTTTAGGAGATAAGTTAAACTCAAAAATGCAAGACACAGACTTTTTTAATTTTTTATTTGAAGGTAACTGTGCAATAAAAACTTTTGAAAATTGGCAACATCTACCTGATTTTTTGCCTGAATTATTAAATAACTATACGTCTGAAATGCATCAAATTGTTTGTTGGTGGATTAAATATAAAAGAGATTTGTTTGTTGAGTTAATGAGGCAAGTAAATGCATAAAAGAGATATAACGATTGTCATGGCTACATCTATAATTCCAGATCATCCAAATACAACGATGATAGAACAAACCATTAGTGATATTCGTGTTCACTTTCCAGACAATGAAATTATTATGCAAATAGATGGCCTCAGAGAAGAGCAGCAAAACCGTAAAAAAGATTACGATGAGTATAAAAATCGTATTTTGTGGAAATGTTTGCATGAAGATAAAAACATTTTGCCTTTTATATTTAAAGAGCACAGTCATCAAACCAATATGATGCGTCAAACTATTAGTGAAATTAAAACACCGTTACTCCTTTATGTTGAAGGTGATGCTCCATTAACTCCAGATGTGCCTATAGACTGGGATAAGTGTTTGGATATGTTTGTA